CAGGACGCGACAGCTTATTTCAAGCAGAAGCAAGAAGATGTAAGGAAATTTTGGACACTATAAGTGTAAATAAAAAAGAGACTCATTTTTGCGCATTTGATGAATTATATTCTGGAACAAATCCAGAAGAAGCTGAACAGAGTGCGTCAGCATTTATGAAGTATATTACAAAATATAAAAATGTATCTTGCTTATTAACAACTCATTTTATAAAAGTTTGTAAAAAACTTGAAAAATCAAAAACAATAATAAATTATAAAATGCTTGCCAAAAAAAATGAAAATGAATTAGTATACAAATATAAATTAGAAGAAGGAATATCAGAAATTAAAGGAGGTATAATTGTTTTAAAACAAATGAATTATCCAAAAGAAATAATAGACAATACTAATATTTAAGTGAAAATACCTTTGGTTTAATTTAAAATACCTTTGGTTTAATTTAAAATACCTTTGGTTTAATTTAAAATACCTCTGGTCCAATTAAATTATTAATTAATTCGTTAGTAAATTAATTAATTTATATAATCTTTTTGTATTAAAATGGCATCCTTAGCAGATTTATTTAATCCATCATTTTTAATGTTTTTAGGAATTTTAGTCCTTGTAGTAGCACTTCTTGTAGTTTATTTTGAAAGTAAAATGAGAGAACAAAATCACAAAATTGCTTCTATGCTAAGCTTAGTTTCTACACTAGCAGAAGACATGAATGGTGTTAAAATGGGGTTGAATCACTTAGCAATTAGAGGTGGAAATAGTTTTCAACAACAAGTTCCTATTAATTTTGAGGAAAATTTAGGAAATAAATTACTTAAAAAAGAATTAATTGAAGTATCTGATGATGAAGACTCTGACAATGAAGAATCACATAATAAGGAATCTGATAATGAAGACCCTGATAATGAAGAATCTGACAATGAATCTCAAGAATCAGATGAAAATGATAAAAATTCTGAATCAGTTGTTGTTGAAGATGATATCGATATTTGTGATAATGAAAGTCAAAATGACATAAGCAATTTAAAGATTGATGAAAAAGACAATATTAAAGTTTTAAAATTAAATATTTCAAATGAAGAAGACGATAATGAAGATACTAATTTTGATTTAGAAGAACCTGTTGATTTAGAATGCGATTTTGAAACGGGTGATGAACTACCTGAAATAAGAGGAGATTATGTAAATGAAGTTTTAGATCTTAATTATAATACTGAAGATATAAAAGAAGAACAAACTTTAGAAGAACACAAAGAAGTAAATACTTTAACCTCTTTAGATTTGAAAACAATTTCTATTAATTTAGGCGAAGAAAATCATACATCTGAAGAAAACATTGATTATAAAAAACTTCAAATACAAAAGCTAAGAAGTATTGTTGTTGAAAAAGGATTAGTGTCTAATCCTGAAGCTTCTAAACTTAAAAAACCTGAATTACTTAAATTGCTTGGTGTTGAATAAGTTTTAGAAATTTTATTATCATTATAAAATATATAATATGAGTTGGGCAACTTGTTATAGCGGTTCTAATAATATTAATTTTAATTTTCCACCAATTATGGCTGACGGCAGAAATTATGCTTCTTGGCAACCAGACGCTGTAGTTAATGAACGAATTCAGGTTAAAGAAGGTATTCAAACTAATTGGGGTTATCGTCAATTCTTACAGAAAAATGGTATACAAGTTATGAATTATAATTCACAAGAAGCTTGTTATGATCTTGGATTAGACCCACATTATTATTCAAACAAAACACCATCTAGTAATGTCCCATATACATTTAAAGGTACATTTGATACTTCTATACCCGGATTTGGTTATTGTAATTCAGACCTTAAAAATCCATATTTATCGAGAGAACAATTAAATTCCAGAATGGTATCCCCTTCTATTAATCCTTCTAATTTCCAAAAATAAATTGACATAAAATAATATTCAAAATATAATATTTAAATATTATTTATAAATTAATATTATATATGAAAATTCTATCAATTGATGTTGGCATAAAAAATTTAGCATTTTGTCTTTTTGATAAATCATCAACCGCTCAGCAATTTAAGATTACAAAATGGGATATAATTAATTTATCAGAAGAGCATACATTTAAATGTGGATTTGTTGAAAAAAATATATTATGTAATAAATCAGCTAAATTCAGAAAAGATGATAAATGTTATTGTGCCAAACATTCAAAAAAACAACAATTTCAAATACCTACATCTGAACAAAAACATTCATTCATAAACAAACAAAAATTATTAAAATTATACGAAATTGCTGACAGTCATAATATTAAATATGACAATAAAATAAAAAAAACTGATTTAGCTAATTTAATTAATGAACATATACAGTCTATTTATTTTGAAACTATTGAAAGTAAAAAAGCTAATGAGGTCGATTTATTCAATATAGGTGTAAATATTAAAAATAAATTTAATAATATATTCTCTAATGAAGGCGAAATAGATTATGTAATTATTGAAAATCAAATAGGACCATTAGCAATAAGAATGAAAACTATACAAGGCATGATTGTACAATATTTTATTATGTCCGAGTTAAATGTTAAATATATTGAATTCATATCCGCTTCTAATAAACTTAAGGATTGTGATATTAAAGATAAAGAAAAATATAGTGATAGAAAAAAATTGGGTATAGCAAAATCTTTAGGAATTTTGACAAATGATTTTAGGTTTAGTGAACATATTGATTACTTTAATGGTCACAAAAAAAAGGATGATTTATCAGATTCTTTTCTACAAGGTTTATGGTTTATAAACAACAAGAAGCTATAATTTTATTTTAATTTATATTTAATTTAAAATAAATAATTTACAATTCGTATTACTTAAAATTAAATGTTCTATTTAATCAATAATATGGATACTTTAATGGAAATTACTGAGCTTGATTTGAATGATGGTGGATTTGGCGAAACTAGAAATACAAATTTTGGAGGAGGATTAGAGCTTTTAATGAATGATAGAGTTAGAGAGAATAGTCGTCCAACAAGTGATATTGATTTAGAGGATTTAAATAAACTTGAAAATGAACTTAATGATTTAGCTGGTGAAACATCTGGTAATAGTTTTGCTCCAAGATCAGATTTCTTTGATAAACCAACTGTATCATTTGATGATCAACCATCTATTCGTATTAATGGTTTTGGTAATGATATAAATTTAGGAAAGGCTACTTCTGACACTGAAAATGATAATAAAACTTGGGATGGTTATGGTAAATTTAATAATATACCTTTAAACCCCGATAAAAATATACCTATGGAACCCAAAATGTCGAAGGAGGAATTACTCAGAGAAAAATTTAAGATTCTAAGAAAGCTTGAAAGTCTTGAAAAGAAAGGTGTAGAGTTGACAAAAAAATATTCAATGGAATCTTCACTACAAGAAATGCAAGGTGAATATGAAACTATTATGGATGAAAAATCTAAACAAAACTCTGTTAAATTCCAAGGTAATATGCTTATGGCAATTATTAATGGTATGGAATTTCTTAATAGTAAGTTTGACCCATTTGATATTAAATTAGATGGTTGGTCTGACCAAATTCAAGAAAACATTACTGACTACGATGAAATTTTTGGAGAATTACATGAAAAATACAAGAGCAAAGCATCTATGGCACCTGAATTAAAACTCCTTTTTCAATTAGGTGGTAGCGCAATGATGGTTCATATGACTAATACTATGTTCAAATCATCTATGCCTGGTATGGATGATATTCTTCGACAAAACCCTGATCTAATGCGTTCATTTCAAAATGCTGCTGTAAATTCTATGGCTCAAACTAACCCTGGTTTTTCAGGTTTTATGTCCAATATGATGAACCCTCCCAACAGCACCTTCGGAGAACCACCCAGAGGAATGGGACCACCTCCACCATTAGCTACTCAAGGCCCAAATGCTATGCCACCCCCTCTTCACAGACCAGGTAATAATAATTTTGCTAGACCTGACTTAAATTTAAGTAAGAGTAATTTTGAAGATGGAATTAATCTT